GCAAAAATCATCTCTTTGATTGCGAGAGATGAAAATCAGCACCTGGTAATTACCCAGAACATTCTAAATAAGTGGAGAAACGGTGATGATCCAGACATGCAAAAGATTGCCAAGGAAGAGGAAGCTTGGTTAATCCGCACTTTTGAAAATGCAGTTAATCAAGAAAAACTTTGGGCAGAGTATTTGTTTAAAGATGGATCTATGATTGGTTTGAATGATAAACTACTGCAGCAATATGTTGAATGGATTGCTAACCGTAGAATGAAAGCTATCGGTCTTAAACCAGTTTATGACATTTCTGCAAAAAACAATCCACTTCCTTGGACAGAGCACTGGATATCTTCAAAAGGTCTTCAAGTTGCCCCACAAGAAACAGAGGTCGAGTCCTATATCGTTGGAGGAATTAAACAAGATGTCAAAGGAGACACCTTCGCAGGATTCAGCCTTTGAAGAAATATGGAAAGAAATGGATGAAATAGAACCTTTGACACCGATTGTCAAAGGTTCTATGAGAGCACATAAAGAGGCAGCACTATCCGACTCTTATATGTTCGATGAGTATAATGGATATCAATCATATGAGGGGGACGAGTAGTCCCTCTTTTTTTATAAATATTCGTATATGGATATAATATAAAGAACGATGTCCCTGTCTCAAAAACAATTTTCCGACTTTAAAAAGGTTTGTGAACAATTTAATCAAGTAGAAGAAGTTATTGAAGAAGAACTCGTACATGAGATCTGTGATGAACTGATTGAAGAACTTATTGAAGAAGGATATTCTGAAGAAGAAGCAATCGAAATCGTCGATGAAGCAACTGATCTTTACATCGATGAGACACTTTGTGAAGTAAGTGACTCATATTATGATAGTGCCGTAAGAGCATCGAAGAAAGCAGCACAAGGCATCGACAAGGCAGCAAGACAGAAGAGGAGAGCAGGTCAAGTTAGATATGCCAAGAGAAAGGCAGGGGATGCTCTCAAAGGTGCTGTCGGTGCTGCTAAAGGTGCTCTGAGTAAAGTAAAAAGCAAAGCAGCAGGTGCCGCTGTAGATGTTGCTATGGCAGGTAGTATGGCAAAGAAAAAAGCAGGTGAAGCTAAACAAGCAGCAAAAGAAGCACCTGGAAAAGCAAAAGCAGCAGCATCAGATGCTAAGAAAAAAGCAAAGAGTGGAATCAAAGGATTCATCAAACGTCAGGCACAGAAGGTTGTCAGTCGTATGAGTGAAGAGAATGTGGAGAATGAAGGTTATCAACCAATGACTCCTGATCGTACTGCACGAGTTGATAGAGCAAAGAAAAAGGCATACGATGCCGATCATAGTGCTCAATATAAGAATGATTCTGCAGAAGCAGATAAGCAGTTCAAACGTCGCATGGCGATGGATAGCAGAACTAAAATGAGAAAAGAAGAATTGGAAGCATCAGGTCTCTTTACAGAAGAGGAGATCAATTCTATCCTAGAGTCTGATGAGCAGTTTGATGAAGCAATGAGTTCTTATGATCGCAATCGTAAGAGAGCGGCACAAAGAGCAGCAGACAGAAATGCTGCCAGAGCTGCTGGTAAGACTGGTGCTGTTCCTGGTGTCGGTTATGTATCTCCAAGAAGGGAGAGAGAAACTTATACTGACGAGAAAGGAACCGTCCGTCATAAGTCTGGTGCTAAGAATGAAGAACTTGAGTTAGATGAGAACCGTCGTGCTGCCCGTGCTGCTGGTGGTTACAAAGATGACTCTAAGAAGCAAACTGATCCTTCCAAGGCAGGTTTCACCGGTATTTCTAATAGTATCGCAGATATCATGAAGCAGAACAAAGAGATTGAAGCACGTAAGAAAAAATAATATAAAACTTACATAATACTTTAGAGAGGGCTTGACACCCTCTCTTTTTTTGTCTAGAATACCTTTGTTAGGGTTGATGGATATATAATAAGAACTTGAATAACATGAATGGATTCATATGAAAACCCATGGATATATTTGGAGAGACCTTTTACTGGGGACGATGTTCGGGACTTTTTTGGTTTTGTGTATCTCATTACCAATAAGTCGAACAAACGACAGTACATTGGGAGAAAGTATTTTTGGTCTTTTAGAACGCCGGTAGGAAAAAAAAGAAAAGTAAAAATAGAATCAGATTGGAAGAAGTATTATGGTTCTTGTCCTGAATTAAAGGACGATATCAAAAAATATGGCAAAGAGAACTTTAGTAGAGAAATACTAAGTCTTCATAAAACAAAAGGAACTTGTAATTATGAAGAGACTAAACAATTATTTCTAAATAATGTGCTGTCCGAATCTCTTGACAATGGTGCTCCCGCGTACTATAATAGCAATATTCTTGGACGCTATATGCGAAAAGATTATGGTAACTTTAGAGGACACTCTGCAGAAAGTACATGAATGGACGGTTGATAGACTGCACGTTCTCTGCGATAGTGAGACTGATGATGTGCTAAAATCAGTTGAAGATGCACATGCCCTTAGAATGGAATTTGATGAATGGTTAGATCCGAATGTCGAAGACCATGAAATTTTTTCATTAGAATATATTGGAGATTATTAATTTATGTTAGAACTTCTTGCCGCACTTACATTTGTTGATTATCGAAACCTGGCAACTGTTGTTCAGGTAGAAGCACATCCAAACTCTGCGGATGAATATTGTGTTGCTGCTTCTGTTTTGAATCGTGTTTTGTCTGATAGATTTCCAAATACTATTTCTGATGTAGTATTTGCTCCAGGACAATATCAAGGATTTGATTATAACTCCTATATAGTTCCAGATCCTAGGTTGATTAACAAGTTAAGTTCCCCAGAGGGTAATAAAAGTATTGCCCATTGGTCAAGAGTTCTAAATGGAAGAACAGATTTTAAAGGTCAATCTATGTTGGGATTTCGAGTACCATCCGAAGATCCTATGTGTCACCCTAAAGGAAACTTTTATCACTATCACTGGCAATGATTATTCAAAAACTTAAAGACTCAATGGGTATTTTTAGGAGAGAGCAGGCAACTAGTGTTAACTGGCCAGAAGTAACAGAAAATATTGAATTAGAAGCACCATTAGTTGAATGTGAGCCAGGACATTTTACTCAAGGATATGGTTGGTTTGGTAATGCCGACCGTGCTCCTACTGCATACACTGGTATTCCTGCACCGGTATATCTTAAAGATGATGAATGGTTTGGTCCAGCACCACCAAGAACACAAAAACAAATTGATTATATGGAGCAAGAAATTAAAATGAAACGTCAAGAGTTTGAAAATAATTTTTCTGTTGAATCGGAAGATATTCATCAAAAAATGTATGAAATTGCAACTCGAAATCATGATGTAACTCTAGATTATGATTATTCTGGAGGTTCAGAAAATTTTCTTGATGGAGATTCTAATGGTTATGGTTGGATGTCGGGAACTGGTAGAGAGTAATTTTATGAAAAAATTTTTATTAGCAATGGTTGCTGCCGGAACGGTTGCCCTACCAGTCTTTTCCGAACCAACAAAAGGATATCATACCATGGATGCCATGGGTTGTATGCTACTCAGGGAATGCACGGATGGAGTCACAGAGATCAATAATCTTTTGGATATTTCTAGTCAGTATCCCAATACTGACGATTTTTATTCTGTTTCTATTGAATTCAACAATATGCTTGTCTCTCTTAGGCAAGTCGGAGTTAAGGTGTTTTTAGCAGATCAAAAATATTTTCCTGTTGGACATCGTGGTGTTTATCATACTGTAGGAAATAATTTCTTCCTCAACAAAGCATTTATGCATCGTCCTAGTGTGCTTATGAGTGTAATGCGTCATGAGGGATGGCACGCTGCACAGGATTGTATGGCAGGTACAATCAATAATAGTTTGGTTGCTATTATTTTACCAGAAGAAAGTGTTCCTCCTTTGTGGAGAGAGATGACTGAAAGAACTTATCTCTCTGCTGCTGTTCCTTGGGAGGCGGAAGCAACCTGGGCAGGCAAGACAAAAGGTATGACTATGAAAGCATTGCAGGCATGTGCTGCTGGTAATATGTGGGAAGTATATGAACCAACACCATTGACTAGAGAATATCTAAAGGAAGAGGGATATATTAAATAAATAACAATGCCTCGCATCTTTCCAATGGAATTAAGTCCAAAGAAGAAAGAGGACACCAAACCTAAATTTGACTGGGCAGACGAAGGTCTGTCAGCATTGGTGCGTGTTGTTATTTTATCGTGGTCAGCAGCAATTCTTACACTTAATTATGTAACTATTCCTGGTGTTCCTCAGAAGAATATCGATCCGACTTTCATCGCCAGTGTTTTTACTGGAACTCTCGCGACGTTCGGGGTTGTTCCTGCCAAAAAGGATAAAAAAGAAGATGATCAAAAAAAACTTGACACAAAAGAAAAAGTAGAATAGAATGACGATAATTAATCATGTAACTGCATTCTGGACCGTCGTGGTAATGAATTGTATTCAACCTGTGAATTGGGAATATTGTCTTCCGGTTCATGAGTGGTTATTGCCAGAATTGAGTCAGGGAATACAAATATATTTTGACAGGGACCATAATTTCCTGTATAAATCAGAGAGGGATTACCTAAAAAATAAATGATAGTAGGAATTATTGGATTGGGTAGAATGGGCGAGGGTATGTCTCGTCGAATGATGAAAGATGGTATTGAAGTTTGGGGATATCGAAGAAATTGCGAAAAAGCACAAGAGGCATATGAGAATGGTTATGTTGATGGAGTAACTGTTGATGTTCAAACTCTTGTTCAAAATGTGAAATCTGGTGGACCAGGAATTTTTATGATGGTCGTACCAGCAGAAAACGTTGAGGGAACAATTAATGAACTTCTACAATCAGGTTGTACTGAAGGTGATATTATTATTGATCATGGCAATTCCAATTTTAAGGATTCCAGGAGGAGAGCACTCCGTCTTGAGAAACTGGGC